AGCATGGTCGACAACACTTCAAACGCACGAGGATGTTCGGACTCACGTGCGAGATCAAGCATAAGATCGATAGCCTCGTCACCTTTTTCGGTCAGACTGTAGTATCGAGCTCGAGCGTAATCGTAGTCGTCCTGAATCTCACTCTCGTTCTCATCACTCATAGCGTGTTCCATATTGAATTAATGTCGGTAACAGTAAAGCTTGCACCAGAGGTTTGACCCGTCACTGTTTCACCGACCTCGAATAGACCGTCAGGGACAGAGACGAGTATCGAATCAGATCGTACTTCATTCACAACGGCAGTCGTTCCTGATGTTGTTCCAATTATCGCCTCAGAGACTGTGAATGGACCACTTGTAACACTGTCAAAGAACAACTCGATCTGTTCTGGTGTTCGCGAATCAAACGAAACATTAATCGTAAAATCATCGTCTTCGTTTGCGTCCGCCGGTGTAATAGTAACCACCTGTGATGCGTAAGGAAGACCGGACGCAGTCATATCGTAGTCTGACAGATTCGTCTGTGTTTGACGAATAATCGATCCCGACTCTGATAATGGACCGTAGTATTTAATACGTGTATCAAATGTGAGTGTGTAGATCAAAGAACGTCGTGATTCGAACTCACCTTCATAATCGTCAGATAAGTCTACACCGGTTAGTACGAACGGCATATCCGACTTGAAGTTATTCTCGACCTCGTTAACGGTGACACTGTACTCTGGTTGAAAGAACGGAAGTATCTGCTCAAGAATCTGTAGCGCATCGTCCGTGTGTTTGGACATAATGCTGAGTTCAAACGACAGATTATACGTCGACGGATAGAACATCGACTTTCTTGATGATGAAGATGTACCCGGCACATTGAGTTTAGTTCCGCGTGTCAGACGTGTTGACTCATCGTAGCTAAGTGATGTGATCTGAAAGGACATACGCGGTAGTTTAATCGCAAGTCTAGGATCACTCAGGTTTGCTTCTTGTCGAATACGAGCAAGAAACTTTTCTCGTGTTCCGTACGAGAGTGGCACCTTAATCTGTTGAAGCGCGTTACCCGACCCATCACGTTTTACGACTGTTATATTATTGAACAGTGTACCAAAGACGGATACTGCACGACGTGTATGTTCGTTATAGAAGTGATTACCAAACATATGATTAGTCGTTTAACCTCGGATCACCGAATGGATTCTCCTGACTAAAGTCAAGAATCTGATCGGCATCTATCTCGTACTGTGTATTGTCCGCGAACTTATCGTTATCTATATACTTATCCGCAATATCACTGAGACTATATTCCTTGAGTACCGACCATCCTGTGTCTATCTCATCATCGATTAAGAAGATGTTACCGAGTGACGGATCAAAGGATCGTAACTCACCGTCCGTAGATGACACACCGACGAGTGAGAGATCGGCCTCGCGTTCTTGACCAGAATCTGCTTCTTGTGTCTCAACAAAGTCGGCAACTTCGCCGAACACCACGATGAGTTCTTGATCCGATGTCTCGTCCTGTATGAACTGAAAGACTTCGGTGCCAGGTTCAAACCCATCTGATCCACCGCTAATCGATAGGACCGTGCGAGACGCATGATCGCGCTCAAACTGATCGACGTTACCAAACCCAGTATCGAGTTGTTCTGATCCTGACTCATAGAGTTCACATCGTAACTCAAAGATCGGCAGATCACTGAGACGATAGAACGGTTTCTCGTGCTCGACAAATTTAATCTCGAAGAGAGAGTTTGCAAGAGGAAGAAAGATTAAATCACCCTCTCTTGGGCGTTCATCCTCAAGTGAATTCACATCAATCTCAACTAACTGTTGAAACCGTCGTCTTGCTACGATAAAGGTCGCTTGATCTCGAATCTCAAGGCCAAACTTAGATAAGAGAGTGCCCTCTCCCTCGAATCCCTGTGTGTCTGCGATATACATCTCAACCGCGTATGCATCTCTAAATCGAGAGTACTCCTCGTTGAGTATTTCATCGGTGCTTACTTCGGTACGAGGTATGTACAGAACATCTTGACCATACGTACGAAGACCCTCAATGATAAGATCCTCATAGAGAAGCTGCTCGGACTGAACCGTTGGAGAAAAGAATACATTTGTAGGCATTACAAACTCGCTTACTAACCGATATGAAAGTCGATCGGAAATTCATACTTCAGTTGCATCTCTTCTTCGATCTGTCGTATCTCTTCGGTAGCCTCATCGAATAACTGTTGACCATTAAGAGTAACACCACCCGGCAGCTCCATACCCTCAAACTTTTTAAGGTTAGTGCCCCAGTTACGTTTTAACAAGGCAGTAAGATAGCGCTTTAAGAAAAGATCGTTATAGACGTTTGTACTCTCATCGGGGTCGATAATACGATAGGCTTCAACGACGAGATACTCGCCGACGTTAAGATATCGTTCAAGTTCGATGTTTAAGTACAAACGATTCTGATGACGTGCAAACTCAACCTGTGGTGTACCATTTATCATAAGATCGACGGTATTAATGTACTTTTGGACATGTACGTAGTTTGCAAGGTTACCCGAGAAACCAAGGTTGTACATATCGTTGAGCGACATCTGATATCGTGCGTCAAACATGTTCACCGACGAGTTCTCGAAGGTAAATGGCAAAACGCGTACGACCGTCAGAATCGAGTCGGGAATCTCGATATACTCGTTGTCGACGTCTTGTTGCGTCAACTCGTGTTTAAAGAAGTCACGATAGATTCCATCGGAGTGATACTCGCGATAGAACTGAATTGCTTCATCGACCCGATCTTCGATCTGATCCTCATCAACGTTAATCTCAAGTACCGGAGCACCGAGGTTACGAAGGCAGTAGTCTATAAGAGACTGTCTTGAGTTTGGTATCATATCGTAGCAGTACCATTGTTATGATCTGTAGTACTACTATTTATACAACTTTATGATTGGAAAGATCTATATAATACGTTCGGCTATTGACTCTCGCATACCCTGCTTAAAAGTCATTGGACTGTATTCCGGATATAACACTTTAAGTTTACTTATATCAGGGCATCGTTTCTGTGTACTGCCCTTACGCCCGTCTGTGTATTCCCATTCCACTAACGATGTGTCGACACCTAAAGACTCAGCTATGATGTTTGCTGCCCTATCGATTCTAGTCTCTTTATCATTTCCTATGTTAATAATTTCACAGGATGAATTTAAAGAACAATAAATCGATGCGTCTATTGCGTCTGAAACATGACAAAAGCTTCGCGTTTCAGATGGTCCTATTACAGAAAAAATACCGTTCTTAATTTTATTTATTTGGTCTCCAACAAAATGACCGGCTTTACTTTGCGTTCCATATACGTTAAAATACCTAAGTATAAGATGGTCTAGTTTACTATTCGTAAGATAGTTCTCCGCCGATATTTTTGCTAATCTATAACTCCATCTTGGATTGGTGATATTATCAATCGATACGTTTACCGATTCTTTTAGTTTATTTGCGTTATTACCAACAACGATTTCGCTACTGGATGCATACACGACCAACGGTTTAAACTTTGAGGATAGCGCAAAGTCAAATACATTAAAGTCAATGGTCGTATTTGTTTTAAGTACGTCATTGGGTCTTTCGTAAAAGTTTGTGGTTCCGTTAATTGCAGCATAGTGATATATTACGCTGTAATCATTATCTAATCTATCAAAAGAATCCTTACATGTAAGATCAAGATTGAAAAATCTTTCACAGTTAAGAACAACATTACCTCTGCTGAGATCATCTACAGCATGTACAATGATTCCCTTTTGAGTAAGCTGTTTACATAGCTCACTTCCTAGTAGTCCGCTAGCCCCGGTTACAAGTACTTTCATTTTTAATTAACTCATTGTCTTTAATAATATGGTCTATAAATGTGTACTCAACGCCTGTGTCCTTTAGCATTTTACTCCATGCAGATATATCCTTTGGCAAACATTCACCGCCATATTCTCTAAGATTCTCATTACAGTTAAGATAAGATGTGTTAACGCAGTCACGCTGACTCATTGTATCATAAACATTTTCATACGAACAGTTAAATTGTTTGCATACATCATACATCATATTGGCGAATACTACATGAACGGCGTGATGTACATTATTAAAATATTTAACGATCTCTGCCTCGGTTGGCACTACCATTTTAACATTATCACATAATTTATAATGAAGTTGTTTTACAGTATCGTAGGTATCTTTATCATACGTTCCGATTACAAGAACGTCTTGATTATATAAAAAATCCGAAAGAGCAGTTTTGGCTTTAAGAAACTCCGGTGAAAAACATATCCTTAGATTATGATACTTTTGAATGAGTCTATCAGTAGTTCCAGGAATAACAGTACTTTTGATTACTATGATTCCTAAGTAATTATTTTTATTCAGATCATCGATAACACTCTCAACAATACTCGTATCACAAGATCCATCAACCTGATTCATCTGAGTCGGAACGCAGACAAAAACAATTTCAGTGTCCAATACATCGTCGATTCTACTGTTCTGATAAATAGTATCAAAATAAGATAGACAATGACCCAGTGTCTGAAAAGATTCGTGAACAGCACTTCCAACC